AGATACTGGTATAGGAATTGCAGAAGATAAACAAAAACTCATCTTTGAGAGCTTTTCACAAGCTAATACATCCACAACAAGAATTTATGGAGGAACTGGTTTAGGATTAGCCATTACTAAACAATTATTAGAATTACAAGGTAGTCAAATACAACTTAAGAGCAAAGTAAATAAAGGCTCAACTTTTTTCTTTGATTTGACACTCCAAGTAGGTGAACAAAACAAACAAGAACAAATGCATGCAGCAAAAGTACAAACACAGACCAAGAAAACTCATCAACAACGTTTTGAGACGTCTAGTAAAATTCTTTTAGTAGATGATAATGCGATTAACCTCGTCATTGCTAAGCGATTTTTGAATAAATGGCAACTAGAAGTAGATGTTGCTAAAAACGGTAAAGAAGCAGTAGATAAAGTCAAAGCTCAAGATTATGGCTTAATATTTATGGACATTAATATGCCTGAAATGGATGGCTATGAAGCTACTCGAATTATTCGGAGCTTTAAAGAAGAAAAGTATCAACGTTTGCCTATTGTAGCACTGACTGCTTCAGTGTTTGATGCTCTAAAATACCAAGCAGTTGAAGCAGGAATGAATGATTATCTTAGCAAACCATTCAAACCTCAAGAGTTATATGATATGGTAGATAAACACATGATTGTTAGTTAAATTGACGAATCAATAAATAAAGGAAAGCCGAAAAAGTTAATTTTTTCGGCTTTCCTGCTTCTAGATATCTTTGTGCGATTTTAACATCCCGACCTAATCCATTAAAAAACAACACTTTATAAAATGTTGGTTGTTGCATAGTTGTTGAAAAAGTCATAAATTGCATTTTATTGAAGGTGTGGTGATGCTTCTAACTTTTACAGAAGCATGACCACACCTATTTTTTTGGTATGAAATCACAACAACAAAAAAACTTAGAAGGGACAGCGAGAAACGACCGTAAAAAGGGAACGGATAAGGCGCAGTCTATGAAGTTGGTGAAAACGCCAATTTTACCGAACGTCATTAAAGAGGTCCTAAATGAAAGACAAGCTATTTTGTTTAAAAATGCGGTGAAGTTGTTGATTGATTTAGGAGTGGTTACCAAATTAGATATTGTGGCGGTGGTAGCTTATGCGGTGGCGTTGGACAATTGGTTGACAGCGGTCAAAAACTTGAATGACAATAGCCAAATTCAAGTGTATAAACAGAATAAAGGAAATAATATTTCTGGATATTTCACCGCATTCGAAAAGATGTCGAAAGCATTGACCGAAGCAGAAAAGAAGATTGGATTTAATATGTATATCCGTGAACGGATGACCACATACACGGAAGGTGAATTAAAAGAAGAATTATCGCCATTTGAAAGACTAATGGAAGAAATATCAAAAAACTAACAGAACGGATGGGATTTGAATTTAGCGGAAAAATATATTTATCAAGTCGTTACGGATGAAATTGTAACGGGGAAAACGATAAAACAGGCGGTTAACCGTCATTTAGATGATTTGAAGCACGCAAAAGAGCGTGGTTTGTACTTTGACAAAAAAACGGCGGAAATATCGTTGAATGCTATCCGATTAATTCCGCATACGTCGGGCAAGTGTGCAGGGCAACCATTTCAACTTCAACCTTGGCAAGCATTTATTTTATGGTGCGTGTACGGTTGGAAGGATGCCGAAACAGGGAATAGACGCTTTAGAAAGGTGTATATAAAAGTGGCACGCAAAAACGGGAAAACGGAATTTTTGGCGGCTATTGCTTGTCTGGACATGCTGTTGTTTGGGATCGAAGGTGGTGAGCTGTATTGGGCAGCTACTAAAAGAGATCAGGCAAAGATTGGATGGTCAAGACAAGCGGAAATGATACGAAAGTTAAAAACTCAAGATAAGTTTATTAATAAAATGTTTGTGGTCAGACAAAAACGAATTGTTAATAAACAAAATAGAATGTTTGCGGACACATTGGGGCGTGACAGTAACACGGAAGATGGACACTTAGTATATCGGGGTTTAGTGGATGAAATGCACGCTCACAAAAATAGCGATATTGTAAACATTTTAGAAAGTGGAATGGGTGCTTTTGATGAGCCGCTTTTGTGGATTATTACCACAGCGGGGTCAAACAATGCTTCATTTTGTAAGGATTTTGAAGATACTTGCAAAGATGTGTTGAAAGGCGAAAAAGAGAATGAAGGCTTATTCATTATGATTTTCGACTTAGACGAAGGGGACGATTGGGAAGATCACACGGTATGGGCGAAAGCTAATCCAGGTTATGGAATATCACCTACTAAGGGCTTTATGTTTCAGGAATACCAAAACGCCAAGATGGAAGGAGCATCTAAACGTATTAGCTTCTTAACTAAAAATTTAAACATTTGGACGGCTTCGGGTTCAACTTGGATACCGCCTGAAGTATGGTCGATGTCGGGTAAACAATTTGGTTTGTTGCCTGAAGAATTGAAAGGAAAAACCGCTTTTGGTGGTATGGACTTGGCATATTCAGAAGATTTGACGGCATTTGTTTTAATGTTTCCATTGGATGATCATTTTGCTATTCTGCCCTACTTCTGGATACCAAAGGACAAAGCGATAGAGCGCACCAAAAAAGATGGTGTGAAATATTTGAAATGGATTGAGCAGGGATTTATTCGAACAACAGAAGGCGATGTGACGGATTATGATGTGATTAGACAAGACATTTTGGAAATCTGCCAAAATTATGATGTTAAAGCCATCAATTATGACCCGTGGAATGCAATGCACATTGTCAACCAATTGAGAGAAGCGGAAGCACCAATGCATCCATTTGCACAAACGGCGAAAAATTATCATGGCCCTATGTTCGAGTTTGAACTTAGGGTAAAGGATAAAAAGATTATTCACTTTGATAATCCCGTTTTAGCGTGGCAGATGCAAAATGTAGAATTGTTTTTTGATAGTTCGGGTAATATGAAGGTGAATAAAAAAACGAGTAAGGAAAAAATAGACGGTGTGGTGTCGATGGCAATGTGTTTCGGTGCTTGGCTATCGATGAAAAAAGAGAAAAAGAGTGTTTACAGCGAAAGAGGCATACGAACGCTTTAAAAACATATAATGGCAATAATAGACAATATCTTAAAACCATTTGGTTTGCAGCGTACTAAGGCAAATCTTCCGCAAAAGGTGGAACAAAGAAGCAGTTCTTTGAAAAATCCGCTGTCGTGGTTGTTGTCGGGGTCGTTGGGTGCTATTAATGATATTAATGTAAACCGCCAAACTGCTTTAAGCATTAGCGCAGTTTATAGAGCGGTGAATTTGATTTCGGGTATCATTGCCTCATTGCCATTCGAAGTGTACGCAGGAAGGGAAAAACTAAGTAATAGTCAAGTTGATAAACTGATTAATAAAAAGCCCAACGGCTGGCAGAATGGATACAGCTTCAAAAAGTTGATAGCTGTTCATTTATTGATTGACGGTAACGCTTATGTATTGAACCAAAACGGAATGTTGACGGTGTTGGATTACCGACAAGTTACGCCGTATTTGGTAAACGGTGAAAAGTTCTATCAAGTCAATGGAATAAGCGGGGTTTTGACTAATGATGAGGTTCTTCATTTTTACGGGTTGTCATTTGGTCCAGATACGTTACAAGCTGGAAACAGTTATGACATGAACCTTAAAGGAATGTCACCAATTAGCACCGCTTATGGTGTGTTTTCTGGTGGTATTGCGGAAGGTGAATTTAGTAATCAGTTTTTTAGTAATGGCGTTAATCCGTCGGGTGTGGTGGAACATCCCGACACGTTGAAAGATGATCAATACGAACGTTTAAAAGGGTCTTTTGCAAAAAGTTACGGCGGTGTGGCGAATACGGGTAAAGTACCAGTATTGGAAGAAGGTGCAAAGTTTAAGCCTATTACTATCAACCCAAAAGACGCTATGTTGATTGAGAAGAAAAAATTGACGGTGGATGATATTGCCCGTATTTACGACGTACCACCACCGCTGTTGTATAACCTTGAGAATACGAAATATTCTAACTTGGAAGGTTTATCAACGGAATTCGTGCGATATGGCATTAAACCAAAAGTGGAATTATTGGAAGCGAAATTTACTTCCAAATTATTGCCTGATAATCAAGAAGTGAAAGCGGATTTTGAAACCTTATTGCGTGGGGATAGTGTGGCAAGGGCGCAGTATTACAAAGATATGTTCTTTACGGGTGCAATGTCGCCCAATGAAATCATTGAACGTGAAGGTGGTCAACCATACGCAGGCGGTGAACAACATTTTATACAATCTAATATGATGGTGGTAAAACCTAATATGCCGTCACCGTTTGGGGAAGAAAATAATAGTAGTGATGAATAATAGTCAAAATGTAGAAAAGCGCAGTTATTCGGGTTTAGAAATCCGTATGCACGATGAAGACAATCGAGAGATTGAAGGCTACGGGATTGTGTTTAATAAGCGTTTTGAAATATGGGACGGCTACTATGAAGAAATTGCACCAGAGGCAGGCGATTATTTTCAAAACAGTGATATAGATGTGATTTCCGCATTCAATCACAACTTTGATAAAGTGTTGGGGCGGTCTTCAGCTGGTACGATGCGTTTTGAAGTGGATGAAACGGGCGTGAAATATATCGTACAAGTAGCACCGACCACCGCAGGAAATGACCTATTAGAAAGCGTGAAACGTGGTGACATTAAGGGCAGTAGTTTTGTATTTACGGCTAAGAAGGTGCAATGGGAAGACAGCGAGGAAGAAACCATTAGAAGAATACAAGAATTTGGAATGGTCATCGAAATGGGTCCCGTCGTTTTTCCTGCTTATAAGGATACGACGGTTGCAAAACGCAGCCTTGAAAATTACCAACTCGAAAAACAACAATCTGAGGAAGAAAGCATGGATCAAACCATTGCTTTACAACATATTCACCGTCAACGACGTGGGTCGTACAGGCGTTTATTTTTATAACATTTAACTATTATTAGAATGAATAATATTGAAAGATTGCAGAAGCGTCAAAGCGATATTAGCACGCAGTTAGATGCGATGTTAAACACGGCGTTGAAGGAAGAGCGAGACTTTACCGATGCGGAAAAGGAAACGGAAAAAACTTTGCTGGCAGAATTCGAAACGAATAAGGCGATGTTGAAGCGCAAAGAAGAAAGTCGCACCCGTGCAACGGCTGTGATTAAGGAAATCAACCGTAAAGGGGAAGAAGGGGAGAAAAAGCAAATTCAGAAACGCTATTCGATTACAAAAGCGATTGCAAGTCAATTGCCTAATCAAAGGCGTTTAGAGGGTTTGGAATTGGAGATGCACGAAGAAGCCGAAAAGGAAAGCCGTGGTTTTGGTAAAAACGTTTCAGGTGTGGGTGTTCCTTCTATGCTTTTTAAGCCAATGGAAAAACGTGATTTGACCGTGGGGACAAATACACAAATTGGATACACCGTTGCAACGGATGTGGGTCAAATGATCCCGTATTTACAACCACGATTAATGGCGGTTGAATTAGGTGCTACAATGCTTACGGGATTGACTTCTAATGTTGACTTCCCACGAAATGACGCTATTGCTACAGCAACTTGGGAAGGGGAAACCGATGCTAACGCAGAAACTAACCCAACGGTTGACCGCATTCAATTAACACCGAATCGATTGGGTGCATTTATCGATTATTCAAAACAATTATTGTTACAATCTACTATTTCTGTAGATGCTTTTGTAACCCGACAATTGAGCCGTTCTATTGCGATTGCATTAGACACAGCGGCTTTGAATGGTAGCGGTGCAAGCAATCAACCTACTGGCATTTTGAATACTACAGGAATTGGAAATGTGCCAATTGGAACGAATGGTGGTGCACCAACTAGAAACCATATCGTTGATTTAATCAATGAATTGGCGGTTGATAATGCGGATATGGGTGCATTGAGTTTTTTAACTACTCCAGGTGTTAGAGCGAAGTTGCAAAAAACGGCGACGGATGCTGGTTCGGGTTTGTTTGTTTGGGGTGAACGTGCGAACGCCTTAATGGGTTATCGTGCGGAAGTTTCGACACAAGTTCCTAGCAACTTGACTAAAGGAAGTGGAACGGATTTACACGCTATCATTTTTGGTAACTGGAATGAATTAATGATTGCGCAATGGGGCGGTTTAGACCTTTTGGTTGACCCTTATACTCAAGGCACAAATTCATTGATCCGTGTGGTTGCGAACTCATGGTGGGATGTTGCTTTGGCACATGCGGCAAGTTTTGCAGCGGTAAAGGATGCAGATGTATCATAGTAGTACTTTATTTTCCTCATTAAAATTTGGTCAATCCTTGACTAGTTAAGCATTGACCAAATTTTAAATTGATTTCAAATGGATGTTCCAACGGGTTATACAAAGGTGAAATGGCTTAAATCACATCATAAATATGCTTATGTGGCTGGTAGCACTGGGATAGTGAAAACGAACGAATTAAGCAATTTAAAAGACTTTGTGGAAGTGGTGGAAGAAGCGAAGTCGAAACCAAAAGCCACGAAGCCGAAAACGACCCGAAAACGTAAATAAATGCCAAAACCACCCGTAAATATCACCGTAATCAAAAAATCTTCGATGGTACAAGTCAAGATTTTAAAAAAGTTACCTCACCATATTTATAAGGTGGGTGCGGTGGTGGGTTTGCAGCCTGCGGAAGTGGAGTATTGGATTGAAAATGGATTTGTAGAACGAACAAAACAGGAATAACGAATGGCGTGGAAGGTGGACACTGAACCAGCAACCGAACCCGTAGCACTTGCAGAAGTGAAAGCGGATTTGAAAATGGATGACATTACGGACGATGATACAACTCTAACAGAATTGATTAAAGTTGCCCGTGTGGATGGTGAACAGTACACCCAACGCAAATTCATTGATACAACCATCAATGAGTATTATTCTAGCTTTGGCGATTGTTTGGAATTGTCATTGTCACCCGTAAGTTCGATTACTGAAATCTATTATGTCAATGCTGATGGAATAAATACGGAATTGACTTCGGCTAACTATCAAACGGATTTGATCAGTGAGCCATCGAAGATATTTCCGAAGGTAGGCGGTAGTTTTCCAGATGTTCAAAGCGGTGCGATTAATCCAATCCGTGTAAAATATGTGGTGGGTTATGGTGCGGCGGCTTCGGATGTTCCAGATCCTATCAAGAAGTCTATTCGGATGATTGTAGGCGATTTGTATAAAAATCCTGAAGATCGAGTGAATAAGGAAAAGATGTTGAGTAGGACGCAATTGCAGCAATATAGGATTAAGAAATATTAGTGATTAGTGGCTAGTTAATTAGTGATTAGTAGATGGGTAAGAAGCAAAATATTGGTGAGTTAAATCAAAAGATTACCATTCGGCAATTGTCGGGAAGTAAGGATGATAATACGGGCTTTACTCCAATAGATGAGTATTCCGATTTGCACGCTAATATTTGGGCGAGATTGGAAGATAAAAATAGCGGTAGTGGTGAAAGTTTGGAAGGTGGTATTCAGGTAGTTGGAAAGCAAAGAAGCGAATTTATTATTCGCTATCGGTCGGGGTTGGATACTACAATGAGAGTGGTTTTTTTATCTGAAAACTATGATATTAAAGAGATTAAGCGGGAAGGATTGAGGAATAAGGAGTTTTTGAGATTAGTTACTCAATATAGTGATAATCAGTAAATGGGAAGATTAACCGAAGCGTTTTATCGCAAAGGCGGACGGAAAACGGTGTGGGGCGGTCGGCAAATGTCGCAAAATATCGATAGAGATATTAAAGTGACTATGAAGAAGCTCAACAAGGTTAAAAACCTGTTGACAGATGAACAATACAAAGAAATATTAGCAAAAGGAGCGGACATTGCTCAAGAAGCAATCATTCAAGAAGCTCCAATAGGTAAGGCAAAATACCACACTATAAAAGATGGCGGTGGTAAAACGAAACGGGTTAAAGCTGGAAACCTTCGAAGAAGTATCCAAGTGTTCACGTTTCGGAATTCAAATGCGGTGTTTGCGGGACCAATTACAAGTAAGCGAAGTAAGGTCAAAAAAGTAGGTAGTCGGAAGCTATCGAGACGCAAGCGGGCATTTTATTGGAAGTTCGTGTATTATGGAGCTTATAATAAAGCACCGAACAGATTTACGGACAGGGCGAAAGCGAAAAGCGAAGGACAAATACGGGCGGTGTTGATTTCACAAACTAAACGATACCTTCCAAAACGTCTTAGAAAATTGATGGATTAGATGCGAGTAGATATTGGAATATATAAACTATTGAGCGGTAATACAGATGTTACAGACATTGTATCTACCAATATATTCCCGACGGTCGTTCCGCAAACCATCAAAGCGGATTGTATTAGCTACATCATAAATGACTTGCAGGGCGCAGATAGCAAAGATGTGTATAACGGATATGCGTTTTGTAATACGCAAATCAACTGTTTTCATTCTAATCCTGGTACTTTGGCGGATTTGACGCTAAAAGTACGCAGCGCATTGGAACGACAATCGGGGACTTTTGGAACGGGAACGACCGTGAAGATTGATAATATATTCTTTGGTAGCATTGAAGATTTGGGTTTTGATGACGACTTTAAGAAGTTTCATAAGGCGGTGATTTTTACGGTGTGGGCGAGGAGTAATTAAGTCTTCAATCAAGTTGGAGATGAGGTAAAATAACTATTGTAGAATTTTTAAAAAATATAGCTTATGGCAGGCGAAAAAAATGGAACTGATATTGGTATTTACATTGGTTCGGATTTGGTAATGGCGGGTCAATCCTTGTCATGGTCTAACTCACGAAACGCCATTGAAACCAGTAATAAAGACGAAGGTACAAATAGTACTTTTATTAA